TCCCCCATCTCCTTTGCCAGACTGGTCAGCTTCCGCATATCTGCTTCCGAAGCCTGTGAAATAGCCTGTACAGTACTCATCTGGCTTTCAAAGCCCATTCCGGTCATAGTGGCTGCTCCCAGTGCAGCCGTTATACCTAATGCCGCCGACTTGCTTCCTTTCACCATAGCGTCAAATGCACGGTCGGATACTTTTGCCAGACTGTTGATTCCTTTCACGCTCATGCCGCCAAAGGAATCCCCTATTTTCTGCGCTGACAGTCCGGCGTTCTTTTCCAGATGGTCGATCTCCTTACGAGCCCTTCTGATAGATGCTTCCAAAGACCGGTCCGTTCCGCCCGCGATCATGATCTCCAATTCATATTTTTTCTTTTTGTCCGCCATCTGTCATCGCCTCTTTCTGCTGTCATTTTTTATTATTTCGCGTTCCTGTCTGGCTGTTTCTATTGTATCCTGGACATAGTGGATAGCTGTCGGAAGCGGCAGCATCAAAAAGAACTGCGGGCCGGACCTTGAATACCGCCCCGCAGATATAAATGTCCGGTTCATTTCCCTGATATCGGGAAGTCCGGCTATGCCGCAAGGAAGAAAAAACGGTATACCCGGTTCTTCAGTGTAACACTGTCTTTGGCCTTGATCTTGTAAATTGCTTCCAAGGGATATCCCGTTATACGGGAAGCAATGATCTGAGCGAACAACAGCTTTCCCTCCTGCATGACAAGTCCTTCTCCACCCTGAGTCTCATACAGATTGTAAACCACATTCAGTTCTTCCCCTGTCATTTCCCGAAGTTTTGACAGATCCAGTTCCCTGATCTCCTGTCCCTGCCATTCCACAGGTATTGTAAGCTTCAACTTCAAAAAATCGTTTTTCTGTTCTGCCATATGTTCCTCCTTTAACACATATCACGGACTTCTTTTAAAATGTCCTTTCCGTTGATGATAAACACTCCGTTCAGACGGTCGATTTCAAGCATTGTCTTATTGCCTAAAACGATCTTATAGTAACTCAGCCCAAGGGTCACGCTGGAATCCATACGCCCTCCTGATTTCATAGTACCAGGCGAAAACTGCTTTAAGATTCCGCGGACAGAAATACTTACATTCTGGTACTGCACAGCTCCGCTTCCTGCATTTGTCCCTTGCAAGGCTCCATTCAGAGTCAGATCGGTTGCCTCCGTTGGGTCCATGATCGAGAAAATGTCCTCACACAGCGACATAAAACCGATCTGCATCTCCATATCATCCAACAGGCCAATTACCGGGATATCCATATTGCCGCCGGTTCCTGCCCCTTCCATGGTATCCGTCAGGTTTGTCACCTCCGGGAGTGTCAGTTCTCCCGCAACACCGATCAGCTGCTTGCCACTTTTGTAAACATTGTATCGATTGACTAAATGTGTCTTAAACATCTTTTATCCCTCCTCTGCCATTGCGTTCTCCAGCGTAGAAACGTCAAATTCCATAGTAGCTCCGATGTACTCTGCTGGTGTATATGGGGCAAAATAAATCCTAAGCTTCATGTAACCTGCTAAAATGTTCTCCACCGTATTTTCTTCTCTGCGGTATTCCATGTACAATCCTGCACACATACCAGATGCGGTCAGGCTGTTGCCCCAGATATTAAAGCTGTTTACAATATCGTCTACAGTCCTCCAGTTCATGTTGCTGTCCAGACGTTTTCTGTACTCTACCACAAAGTAATTGGCTACATAGTCAAACATTCTCCGGCATCCGATCCACCTGTCTTTTGGATCTGTATTGGCAGGATAGCATCCTGTATTGTTTCCATAGGATTTCCACTCCAGATCGCAGAATACTGTTACCACGCCGTCTCCGTTCAGATTTCCAGCCTGGACCTGATCCAGATATACTTCCGTTCCATCTGACAAAACGGCTCCTTCTACGTTCAGAGCACGGTTGGAAGGATACAGATATGGTACATCGCTGTTATTTGCCGTATTGTAACTCATCATGGCGCCGTACACAGCGGAATAGCTCATACACCGTCCTGCTGTTATGACCTTCGGCCACAGCACGATCGCATGAGGGTCATCATATCCCATCTGTTCCTTTACCTTGATACAGTCTGTATACTTATGCGCCTGTTTTGTATCAAGGTCCAATAGGCACACCGCTCTGAAGGCTCCGTTAATGTCCTGGCATTTTGCCTGAAGCGCCACTCCCACATTGGGCTTTTCCGTCCATCCTGGAGCCAGAAGGATCGAAGGAACCAGCCCGTATTTCGGATATACCTGGCGCAGCACTTCCATTCCGCTTTCCGTTCCATGTTCCACATCATATGCACCGATGAGGTCTTCTTCTGTTACTTTTTCCGGAGCCAGCACGTTTCCTGTTACAGTAACCCCCACTGCACTGTATGCTGCGCCCGTGCTTAAAAGAGTGACTGCAAGACGTCCATAATCATCAAAATCCAGGATGTAATCCTTGTCTTTCTCCAGTTCAACCGATCCTCCCGATGCAACAGCCACCCCTACAGAAGCCGCTCCAACCCGTGATTCCATTTTCGCCGTTACTGTCACCGTATCTTTCAGGACACCCAAAATATCAACTACCGCCCGGTGATTGCTCACTGCATATTCTTTTTCCTCTAACTCCTTCGTATGCTTTTGGGGATCCAGAACATTGACGAAAATAACTGGGGCAATCTGGAACAGTTGGAAGCTTGCATACATCCCCTGACAAAGCGTATACTGTTCCCAATCCTCACTGTATCCTAATGCCTCCTGTGCTTCTTCAAATGTGTCCGCTTTGATCGGCCTGTTTACTGTGGCTGCCGGATCCTTTGCCAGGTTTACCGGTGCCGTTCCAAAAATCACCTGTACGCCGTACCGGGTAGATAAAGGGCTGCGTACAGAAGTTGCTTTTTCCGTTACTTCAATTCCATGCTTATATGCCATGCTTTCCTCCTTCTGCCCGACGGTACAATGCCGCCAGGCCGCTCTCCGGATTTCGCAGCTCTTTTCGTGCTTCAGACAGCTGCTCAACCGGAATCATCAAATCATTTAAAAAGGGTTCTCTTTTCAAAGCCGCTTCCATCCTGGGCGGATAGCCACCTTTAAACGCAGTACCAGTCTGCACCAAATGGCCGATGGACGGGCCAATATAAACCATCGTCTGTTTCATCACCACATTTCCTCCTGTTCAATTTCCGGTATATACCAGATCATTTCTATTCCTGCAAAAAAATGCGGAAATGTATCATCTTCCTGATAAGCCACATTCATCCGGCGGCTGCACCAGAACGCTTCCAGAGATTGATTTCTCTGAAATCGTTCTATGACTCGTTCCACTGCCGCAGTCAGTGTGTAATATCCGTTCATATCCGGATCTTCGTCCATCACTGCAAACACGATCATGATCCGGACCCGGTTCCCTTGCCCGTCTTTATCGTCTGCCTGATACTCAACGCTGTCTGCCCGGACAACAAAATATGGAAACAGGCTGTCCTCTCCCAAAGGCTCCTTGTCTATGCTGTCCGTTTCCCGGAACACAGAAAATATAGGAATGGCCTGTGGGTATCCCTTCATGGATGCCGGATTTCTTTCACAGTCCAGAAAAGACATTTCTTTTGTGATCTGTTCAATCTCTTTAATCAGGCATTTCTGCAATTCATTTACTGTCAATTTTTTCCCTCCAGCGCCATGCTGACAAAGTGTTCTAAATTCCGTTCCAGATCATCCTGAATATATGGCTCAACTATGCCATACACCCTTCTGGCATTTCCCAACATCACGGGGACCGATGGGCTTAGCAGATTTTTGATCGGATACCGTTGTTTACTGCGTCTCTGTGCGACTGCCTTATGGCCATTAGAAAAACGTACAACAAACGCTTTTAGTTCCCCTATTTGCAGCTTTTTCATGGGGCTTCTTTTTAAAACCTTTCCCTTCGTTATCTTTGGACGTTTGTTTCCTTTTTGCACCGTTGCCGGAGAAACTTTAAAATCCAGCAGCTCCTTGGCTCTTCCCGACGCTAAAAGGCTGGCTGACATACGGTTTGTTGTGGCGCTCCGGATCTTTATCTCCTTCCGGAAGCTCGTTTTCTTAACTGCATACGTTTCCTGCGCTTTCTGTGCCAGTCGCTCCCGCGCCTGGCGGGCAGTGAGATTCAGCGCTTTTTTCAACGCCTGGTCCCTGCTGCCCTTTTCTTCAAGGCGGGAAAAAATCAGATCGACTTCCCTTGTGTCGATTCCGACCGCTATGAGCGTCCTCATGATCTCATCGCCTCCAGACTGATGGAATAGATTCCATCTTCCTCTACAGCATCCGTAATAACATACGGCTGGTTGTCAAAGCTCAGGCTTCTTCCTACCGGCGGTAAGGGTCCGAAACTCGTAGCGCAGGCATAAAAAAGCATCTGGCGCTTATATACGCCTTGCCGATAATCCTTCATTCCGGATTGCCGCTTTTCACGTTCTATCATTTCGTTATCATCCACAATCACGTTCATCCGGCGGCCGCCTACAAGGTGTATTTCTCCAAATTCATCTGGATTAAGGAATACCGATACATTGTCATTTCGTATGATGTCCTTGAATGCATTCCCCATTTTCACTCCTTATGATGTTGTAACTGTAACCGGGGCTGTTGTATCATCTGAAAATGTCAAGGTTCCCCCAGTTACTTTGCCTTCTCCGTTCGTGGTCAGCGAAAGGCTCTTAACACCCTTCCCGGCAGGTCCCGTTGCTCCCTTTGCTCCCGGATCTCCCTTCGGTCCTGTTGCTCCGGGATCGCCTTTATCGCCTTTCGGGCCTGCTGCTCCAGGATCCCCTTTATCGCCCTTTGCTCCCGCCGCTCCGGGATCGCCTTTATCTCCTTTCGGGCCTGCTGGTCCCGGTTCTGCTGCTCCATTTTCTAATGCGTTCAACCGTTCAGCCGTGATCAGTTCCCCATCGCTCCATTTATGTGGTGTATATGCCATTTTCCAATCCTCCCTACTTCAGATTAACAATAACCATCGCGTCATCTGCCTCTGCTTTTCTCACTGCATAACCCACTGCATTTTTAGGTGCAGCTGCTTTTTCTGCAACCTCCGCTTCTCCTGCTTTTGCCCGTCCTGCCGTAGCTGCTGCCATTACAGCGGCTACAGCAGAAAAGCCGGCATCCGTATAATATACATCAGCTCCTGCTTCGATTGCTTCACTGGCTTTTTTGGGCACTCTATATACTCCTGTCATATGGAGTGTTCCTATTTCCCCTTCTAAAATGGTTGTTCCTGCGACTGCGATCCTGTTTCCGAATACAACTACTTCTCCTGCCTCAATCGTTTTTCCGGTCTGGTTGGTGTAGTCCAGGATTTCGCCTCTCTGTACATATTCTGCCTTCATCTTTTTTCCTCCTGCTTACTCAATTACTGCTCCCGGATTCTTTGCGATTCCCCGGAAATCCCGCACTGCAATTCCCCAGTCTGTATAAATATCCCAGGTAAACCCTAATACGCCAGGTGCTTCCATGCGCCGTACAATCGGGGTTTCCTGACCATTCAGATAATCTACCTGAATGGATCTCGCACTCATCGGATCTGCCGCCATAAACCATGGGGCAGCCTTTTCCCCCGCCAATGCGTTAAGCACCGGAGTCTGTACAACATTAAGTGGATAATTGTACAGGGGGTTAATATCGTTATTGGCAGATCCCGTGACCTGAGCAGAATGAAGAATAACTGCCAGATCGAATTCGTATCCTACAGGGACAATGATCCAACGGGGTGTTACATAGATCGCATCCCCAAACGGATCCTTCTGCTTCTGCATCTGAAGAATGATCTGCTGGATGGAAACCTGAGAGGGTTTGGTCCCGTTTCCGATAAGGTTTGCATGAGATGCGTCAAACAGTGGTTTCCCGTCCCATACCTTCTCGTTTTTGTACAGGAGCGAATAAACCTGCTTGTCAATCGTCATTTTGGCCTTTGTTGCATACAGGCCCGGAACCCGGGTTAAGAATCCGATATCATCATTGATGAATGCCTGCCTGGTCATGGAGAACTGCTTTCCATACGTTTTTAATTTACGGCTCGGAAGCTTTTCGGTATGCGGAAGATCTGCCTTGATTTCTCCGTTTTCCGGCACCTCTTCAAAATCTCCCAGCCCTCCAATCACATACTCATGATCCGGACTTTCCTTAAAGTCGCTAAGGCTGCCTTTGGTTGTCCATACCTGAAAGGTTGTGGGAACCTGATTATATAACTGCACAATGCTCTTTCGGATGGTCGAATCCAAAATCGCAGGAAAAGCAGCAGTTGGATTATAAAACTGTCTGCAAAGATGACTGTATAGATCACTGGCGTCCATCCTCAGATATGTCAGGGTATCCTCCCCAGTTCTCGCTGCGCATTCAATCGCCAGATCCCTCAGGCTCATTCCCCTAAACTGTGTACTGCCCTCTGCCGGCCGTTCCACCGTCACCCCAGCCCGGAGCATCAGTCCATCCGAAGCCGCTTCGCGAAACTTGTCCTGTTCGTCCACTGTCACACGCGCGCTGACCGGTGCACCTGTGCGCTGCAGCTGTTCCAGTATTTCCTGTCTGGTACGGTCCATATCATACCCACGGGAAATGAAATCGTCCGGAGAAAGGCCGAAATTCCGGCACAGAGCCGTAATGTCTGCAATCCTCTGGCGCTCCTGTGCCACTGCCCTCTGTGCTGCCTGAGCAGGTGTTTCCGTACTTTTTCCATCCATTCCTGCCCCCATATCCCTCTGCCCGGATGTTTGAGCCCCTGCGGAACTACTATCATCTGGTAGTGCTTCCAGCTCCCTCTGCAGATTGTCGAACTCTGCCTGTTCTTCCTCTGTCAGATTTCTCTGTTCATTTCTTGCCGCGGTCAGAAGTTCCTGCTGCCGCCGCATAATCTGGTCTTTTCTGTTCACTTTCTATACCTCCTGTATTTTTGTATGCAAAAAGAGCGCCTTCAAACAGCGCTCTGATTACCTTCCATATCTGCCAAAATTCAATTTTAACTGTGTTTCAAAATATTCTCTCGTCCTCCCGGAATGTCCTTCCATCTCTCTGCCTACTCCTACCGTCGGATCCGCAGGGACAGAAACAATCGAAATTTCATAGGGTGTCCATTTCTTTGCGATCTCACAAGGCCCCAGAAAGCGCCCGTCTGCCGATTTCTTTCCGGGCATTACCTCTTCCCAGGAATCTACCAGATACCCAACCGAAACTCCCTTTAAGGTTCCCGACTGTACTTTCTTGTAGATTACATCCGATGCCTCATCTTCATCGAAACGTATTTGGGCTATTCCCCTAGCGTTTTCGTTCCAGGCTTTCAGTACCTGCCCAATCACCTGATCCCTTTTATGATTAAACAGAACACAGCCGATCTCGTTCAACCGCGTCAAATCCATACACCCTTCTGTATGGTCCAGAATCTCGACTCCCCACCACCGACTGTATGGTTCTTCTGATGAGAAAGAAAGCTCAACTACCCGTTCCTCTCCCTCAACCGCCCGGATCGACCCTGAAACACAGAAACGGTCAAGGCTTCCTCTCATTTGTGTCTGTTTTGATTGATTGTCCAAAGATCACACCTCCCATATCAATTCCTTTTTTCATGCCATATTCCATAATTTCGGCAATTTCGTCTACCTGTTCCTTCCAATCTTTTCCGTTTTCTGCTGCCATATCCGCCCAGGTCTTTTGACCGGTATTAAGCGCTGTCCTATTTGCATTTGCTTCTTTTAGCGGATCGATCCACCTCTTCGGTGCCTGTATCCAGCTGTGGGACAGATAAACTTCCTTCTTTTCTCCCCAAAAATCGGAAATAGATACTTTTCCGGCCAATACCAGAGAAATAACAAAGCTCTCATAAATTTCATCCATAATCTCCAGGAGCTGCTCCTTGTCTTCTTCATACGTCAGATCATCTTCGATCATGCCCTGTCTGGCTGAGCTGTAATTGCTCTCTGACATATCACGGCTTATAGTTTCGTAGCTCAGCCCCTGTCCGGCTCCCACCAACCGGATCTCCTGTTTCATATAAGCAGTCGCATCCGTAGCCTGTCCGCTCGGATTGACCACCTGGACCTCATCTCCCGGGTTCAGATACTGTATCATTCCAGGTGTCAAGGTTTTCCCCTGATACCGTTCATCCGTTCCTGCATTGGCGCCCGTTCCTCCCCCACCATACCTCCCGATTCCCGATTGTGGCAGAGCACGTTTGATAAAAGCGGATAAACACGCCAGAATCCGTTCTTTCACACTGACCGCACGCATAAACTCATTTACATCTCGGATGCGGATCATTGTCGGAGTCATATCTGATATTTCCCGAATCTGAGATGGGCGATTTTTAGTGTAGAAAAAAATAACATCCTTGGCTTCGATGTATGTAGGCTCCACTGCGTCCATACCGTCAATGCTATATTGTCGGATCCAGTATCCCACCGGTTTATTGTATGGATCATATTCGATTCCTCCGGCCACCTTATTCCCCTGATGTCTCGGAGCAACAGATGTCAGATCCAGTTCGTCCACTTCCAAAGCCTGTAGCTTAAAAGGTACAAGCCCGCCTCCTGTATAGCGCTTTAGGATCAGGATCCCTCCATCTACTTTCTTTCTCTGTATTGCCATCCGCATCATGGCATTAAAGCTTTGGGTTCCGGTCACGTCACAGTTCTGCTTCTTGCACCAGATCCGCCAGTAGTGTTCAATCTTCTGGTTAAGTTCTTCTTCCCCCGTGGACGCCCGGAGCCGGTATCCCTTCCCAAATATGTTTCGCTTATAGGCTCTAATCACGGAATTCATGATATCCGAATTCCGTTCCATATCTCTCGCCCTGGCCCGTATCGTATCCCTTCCATACCGATCAGTCATTTCTGCCGATTCAATGGAAGCTCTCCAATTCGCATTAAGTCTTCCATAGTCCGCCGCATCATAGCTGCGCTGCTCTTTCAATGCTTTCCGGTATGCTTCCCGTTCATATTCCGCCTTCGGAGAGATAAATCCAATCATTTGATCCAGCCAGTTCACAGTACATTCACCTCCCTTCAAATATCGCAACTACTGTATCAGCAAATAATCCGCTTGGTTCGTTTGATGCGATCTGGGCCTGCAGTTTACTCTGCATGTCCTGTAGGCGGGCCAGATCTGCTCTTGTCAGCCGTCTTGAACCAATCTGGTAGGACTGTCCCCCTACCAAAATGTTATAAATCGCCTGGTTTACCGTTGCCAGCTGCTCCTGAGGAGTACCAAACGGTATCAGTTCCTCTTCCATCTTCCTGCCTCCTCTATAACCAATTTTCCTGTGTGCTGATCCACTTTTCCTCCGGTGTATGGCTGCCTTGTTTTTCGGGTTGTACCGGTGCAACTTCCTGTTGCTTCAGATGCAACTCCCTAACGCCCATTATTTCCGCTGCTGCCATCGCATACACCTCACAATCCAGATAGTGGTTGTCCCCATGGCTGTGTTTTTTTATCCAGCGCAGGCTTCTTGAACCGTTCGCGGCCCTCACCATTGCTTTATGTTCAGATGTAACCTGCGTGGCATATTCCTCGTCGCAGTCTTTATATACCATCCAGGAACCTGTGCCATTCTCCCTCTTCATCCTCGCTGCGATCGAGTCCTTATATTTATCGCCATCTACCAGGACTACCTGCATACCATAGGCTTTTGAATCTCTTTTATCGACCTTGCTGATTTTGTACCGGTCCCGCATGGGATTACTGGAGCCCTTGCATGGAAGCGCCCAATCAGAATGGTCAATGCAAAAATCGTATGTATTATCTGCCTGATATCCGGAATCTATCAACGCCAGATTGACTACCATCCTCTCTCCATCTTCCCGCCGGAATTCCCCCTCCATAATGCGTTCGATCCCTGCGAAATCAAGGACCTGTCCATGGGCTATATTCTGGCTTGTAGTGTATGCTCCAAATGCACGGATCGTATAATACAGGCTC